AGTTAAATACGAGAGCTGGTTGAGTATTGCTCAAGAAGTTTGTGAGCTGAGTGTCATTTTCCATAACGAAAGTGACCTTGCCTGTTACTTCAAGAGCTCCCACAAACACCTGGTAAGGGTTTTGGGTATTAGCGATACCGAAGATAGGAGTTACTGGACGCTTCAAGTCGATATTTCCAGTAATTGAGTTAGAGATCTGTGTACCAGCTACTGAAACGGTACCGTACCAGGTAGGAGTAGGGAGGACGGTTGAGAAGCTAGGGGTAGGGGTTGAAGCTGTAGCTGAAAGCCAGCCTGTTGCCTTAGCGTCATATTCCAAGAAGCCCTCAGCTGAGAACTTAAGTGAGAAATCGTGGAATTGTTGTCCTGCGTAAGCGCGAACGTTAGCAGCGTAGAAGTCAGTTAGTGTGAATGCAGCTGGTTGAGCGTCTGCAGCTGTTGAAGCTGAGTTTTTTAGCGAAATAGTGTGTGTATATGGTGCAGATGATCCTGTGAGAACGTCCTCACCGAGAAGTCCTGCGATTGGGTAAGCCACTGTGTCAGCGAAAGCTGCACCGCTGAAATCGAATGTTGAGTTACCGCGACCCTGGACGTAGTTGTAATTCTTAACTAGCGATCCGCGTAGACCTTCGTCATAGAGTGGGCCGTATATATCAACAGGCTTAAGGCTAGTAGCTGTTACTGGGATAAATACTGTCGGTGTGACAGGAGTTCCCTTTGTAGTTTCCTTAGCAATACCTACGTACGAACGGTGTGTATTTTGTACTGACATTTACTCACGCTCCTTGCGTTGTAGCAGACGAGGCTGCTGGTGTTGGTGCAGCTGCTGGAGCTGCTTTCTTACTTGCTCCTGCTGAAGTAACGTCCGCTGCAACAAAATTATCTGGTGCGTCGAATGTATCTCCTGGTTTTACTGTCAGTACAAGCGTAGGAAACTCACGAACGCTGTCGCCTGTAAAGGTATAACTAGCCATTTTTCTCCTATGCCTGGATCATTTCAGTAACGTCAAAACGAATCTCTGCAAAAGTTTCAGTAGCGCCGTTGTCTGAGGTGACTGGCTCTCCGTAAAGAGTGTCGATCGCAGGCTCGGCACCCTGCCACACTAGATTTCCAGATGTGTCGCCAAACCTGTGATCTGCTCGCAGCGTTGCCTTGATGTTATCGATAAGTGTATCAAAATCAGCCATAGCGTCCTCGGCGTCTCTTTGCATTGAATGGTGGAAGATCTGTAAAACGACGGTAAAATCGACTTGCTTCCAGCCACTTGTAGCTCCACCGATAGCTATACGTTTTTCACGTTCGCTCTGAATAAAAATTACAGCTGCAGCTCGAGATAGCTGACCAGGCTTACTATTGACCTGGTAGTTAATGCGCTTTGGAAATGACGTGAACAGCTGGTTAAGCTGATAAATATTGGCACCCTTAAGATAGTTGTAAAGGGTAGTTCGTACGTCCGCGCGACCTGCCATTATCGAACCTTACGGAATGGACGCAATAGCTCCTTAGCAAGTGCAAGGTCAGAGCCGATAATGTCTTGAACGCTAGGCCCAGAGGTAGCCCTTGTAGTAACAGCCATAGTAAGCGAGTTGTCTCCACGAACCTTGAGGAAATCTGTAACGACCAGGATTGCAGCTTCTTTAACAGCTCCAGGCATACCTGATAAAACTGCGTTTGAGTGGGTATAAAGCAAAGCTGTTGTCATAGGGACGGTAGTAGATCCGTAGCTGTAAGTAGAAGCTACTTGTAAGCGCTCGGTGTATTGACCGTCATAAAAATTAAGGATCTGTCCAGGAATAATGCCTGTGGCGTCAGTAACTGTGACGGTCGTTGATCCAGCTGTACCGCTACCGATTGTATCTACGTAACCGCAGACATAGGTGTAATTGGTATAAATCTGAGAACCAGAAGAAGGTGGAAAACCGAACGATAAAGGCCCCTGGGAGCTGTATGAGAGGCTCATTTGAGCTATTGGATAAATCACCTTATCCGACTCAAACCAGAGCGAACTGAGGTCTGTGACGGTCGTTAAATTGGTAGGTGAAGGGCCATAGCTAAGAGAGTTGAAGGAGACAACAGGGTTGATCTCTGGACGGATAATGAGATTGCCTTGAGGGGTCATACGCGTACGCTGCTGCTCGGTCATTGTGCGAGCAATTAAAGACTGGTTGAGGTGTGTGTTGATCCAGGAGCTAGCGCGACCAATAACAGTGAGGAGCTCTGCGTCTTGTTGAGCTTGAGTACCGCCTACTACAAGGTTGTCATAGTCAATAGCTGTAGGGGCATTTTTGTATTCGGCAACACTGAGGTATTCGTCGTCTTGATAATACGGTGTGTTATTAGTTACCGCTGGTGTTGTCATACTCTATATCCCCATCTGTGCGTGGCGTGGATTCGTACTCGTGTCCGCACCGTGAGCACTTTCTAAACCACGATCCGAAACCACATTGGGTACAAGTGTACCCTCGCTGACGGTCTCCAGGATTGTAAGCATTGAGAGAAGCCTCTACAAAGCCCTGGTCTTTTAGCGCTTTAATATGAGTTTTATTAGTAACCTCGTACAAACCAGACTTATCAGCTCTATAACGAGTAACTCCAGATTGACCTTTGATATTAGTTTCTTTTACAAAGCCGTCGCGTGGTACTAACCGTGCCATTTTTGCCTCTCTTAAACGATAAAGGGAGAGAGCCAAAGCTCCCTCCCCGTATCTTATTCAGTTTTTACTTATGCAGCTGTGATTCCTGAAACGATACCGTTCCAAGCTGGAGCTGTGCAGAAGAATGTTCCGCGGAAGTAAGTTGAGAACTCATAAGCGAACTGAGTGACAGGCCATTGGATACCCATATAGTCCTGAACGAGGTAGTTAGACCAAACGTCTGAAACCTCTGTGTCAGGGATCGGAAGGGTCCAGCTAATTACTGGAGCCACTCCTTGTGGGAGCCACGGATGAACGATTAGGTCCACTGACTTTCCTGTTACTTCGTTCACAATTCCACCGACGACTGAACCGAGGATTGCTCCTGTGGTTTCATCTTGAGTGATATTGAGACGGTAGTTAGCGTTAGCTGCACCCTTGATTGAGTCAGATAGCTGCTTGCGATCTGAACCGTTGATCAAGATAGCGTCTGGATCTGCCTTTACTGAATTGTATAGGCCAGCGAACACTGATTGGAACTCTGTTCCAGGGTTAGTGTTTGAGAATGTTCCAGCGATATTGTTGATATATCCACTGCTTGATCCAAGTAGTGTAGGAAGGATTCCGTCATAACCTGTTGAGTAAGCAGAAGTATCAGAAGAAGCGCGTGTAGCTACTGCGCCTGTAGTTGTATATGGAGCCTGGTTTCCTGTTGAGGAAGTACCTGTACCACCGAGGGTGAATACAGTTCCAGTTGTACGGCCCTGGTACTTAGCGTTAGCTGCACCAGTAGTTGTACCTGCATATACGTTGTAAGCAATAGCTCCTACTACAGGAGAAATTGTTACTGTAATAGCTTGTGAAGTTGTAGCCTGTGACTGTACAGAAGTCAATACTGACTCACCGAAACCAGTTGAAGATACACCAGCGTCTGCTGTTACATAGACGTAGTAAGTTGCGTTTGTAAGAGCTGTTACTGAACCAGTTGCTGTTACAGCAGCAAGAGTTACTGTTGAAGGAGCTGCAAGAGCGCCTGAGTAACCAGAAGCTGTACCGCGACCCATCAACATCATTCTTTCTTCCATCAACATTGTTGCATAAAGTGTTGAGGTTGAAGATAGCTGACGTAGATCTTGATATCCAAGACCTGAGAAGTTAGCGTCGAAGCTAACTGAGTCAGATAGTGAGTATGAGTTGTACGGTAGAACGATATCGTCTGCTGTGTAGCTGATCTTTGGTCCACGCTCGAAGTTGATTGAACCGAAAGCTGTGGTTGTGGTCTCACTCACGCCAGGCCAGATTTGGCCCTGTCCGCCCGTGCCTGTGCCCGTATAGCCAGTAATGCGCTTTACACGGTGAGAGGTACCGACTCCCTTTTTACGAGGAATACGGTTACGAAGTGGTGTTGGACGTGGTGTTAGGAGCTTTGCAGGAGCTTCCAAGTCGAACGCAGCAAAAGAAGTGCTGAGTGGGCTTGTTAGCGAAATATCCTTTTGGATATCTTGCATAGCTAGACGTTGAGCTGAGATTGCGTTATTCAAGCCAGCTAGAGCGTCTGGGGTTAATGACTTTGTAGCAGCCATAGCTTCAAGAGCTGACACTGGGTCAGTTACTGGAGCTTGTCCTGGAACTGAGGAACCAGAAGAGAGAGCCTTTCCAAGCTCAGCCTGGTACTCGTCCATACGCTTAGCTGCCTTCTTAGGTGATTCGACGTCTGAGAAGAGGTCGGTCGCCTTTGGAGGTGTAAGAGCCAATTTATTTCCTTTCGAGTGGGTTAGTGAATTAGTCCTGGTCTACAAGCTTGCCAGCTTTAGATAAAAACTCTTTTTCTAAAGACTTATAGCCCTTAACCAGAATTGGGTCAGAGGTCGCTAATGCCTTAGCTTTGTATTCCGCAGCCTTGAGCAGTAGCTCGTTAGTTTGTGTCACGGCAATACGTCCAGTGCGCTTTGGCCCACCAGAGACTGCTGCTGACTTTGCTGTTACGAGCTCTGATTCAAGTGCTACCGCCTTTTCCTCAGCTGCCTTAGTTGCAGCTTGAAGTGAAGCGATCTCTGCCTTGACTGATTCAGTCGCACTCTTTACAGCTTTCTCTACGATCTCAGCTACAGCTGACTCGTCGAGAATATCGTTTGTTGCAGCTTCCTCAGCTGCTGGAGTTTCCTCAGATACTGCAACCTCTTCACCCTCAGCTGACTTGATTGAGCCACCGAGTTGATCTGGAGTCATAATGGTTGCAGTTGAGACGTTAGCCGTTGTAGCGATACCTGAGTTATTTCCAGCTATCTGAACGGTAGATAGACCGTGATCTTGTCCTGGCATACCGCAGCCACACTCTAGGCACTTGCCGATAGAGGCTGACTTAGCCATCATACATTTATCGCAAGGAGTAGCTTCGCAGCCACCGTCAGCTTTACAAGCTTTGCAGCCGTCGCATTCGCAGTCAGCGTCAGCTTCCTTTGCAGACATTTCCATAACTGAACCTGACATATCGTTTGTCTCGCCTTCTTCATCTTCGCCGTCTTTCCAGCGAAATAGGTGCTTGATTGCGTCGATAAGCTCTTCAATATCGTCACGCTCATCTGAACCGTCAGCCATCTCGCCAGCTTCAACGATAATAAGCTGAGCTAGTGCGCGACGTGCAGTGTCATAAGACGCCTGATCGAACTTAACTGTGTCTCCTTTAGCTGACTTAACCAGCTCTAGGATTGTTTCTGCTAGGACTGATTTAGCCACTGGTGTCTCCTTTGTAGGTGTTACTGATTTTTCTTCTGTTTCAATTAGCTCTTCAACCTGGGTAAGTGTGCTTTCGCCACCGACAGACTTAGCTAATACGAGCTGACAGGTAGGGTTAGCAGGTCTATCAACGAGAGATAGCTCTACGATCTGACCGTCCACAATACGACCGTTAGCAGCCTTTGTATCGCGGATTACGCGTGGGCCTTTAATTCCAATAGAAAAGCCTTTTAATACTTTGTGTTCGACCTTACGGATTGAGTTAGGGTCTACAATTTTTGCCTCGACGTAAAATCCGTCTCCCTTTTGCTCATACTCAGTAGCGACACCAGCTGCAATAGAGCTGTGTTGCTCGCGAATGTTTCCACCAGACTTAAACCATTCTGGGACCGCTTTTGAGAGCCAGTCGTTGTCGCAGATCTGGTTGTCAATATCCAAGTCGTCAGAAGTCGCC